TCATGCGTGACCTTGTGTATGTCGGTCTGGTCAAGGCGACATCGCTTGCGGGTAATGTGCGGGTGGCAGCATGAGCCGGGAGGACTATGGCTGCATCAAGTGCGGCAAGCCGGTGAATCCTGCGAGATGGGAACTTGGTTACAACATCTGCATGAGCAGCGCGTGTGCCAGACCCGCTCCGGTACGCACCATCGTGCCGATGCACAAGAGCAACTACATGGTCATCACCGACAAGCGTGACCTGATGGGTATTAACAATAAAGGAGGGTTCTACCGATGAGCCATTGGAGAGAGATACAACACATCCCAGACTTCAACGGCAAAACCGTTGCCAACATCGAGTTTGACGGATACGAGCATTTCATCATCAAGTTCACCGATGGCACGCGGCTGCACATCCGCGAAATGCAACAGGCTGGACAAATTACTTGGGAGGGTAAGTGACATGGCTAAGAAGAAGTACGCACGGAAGTGCAACGCTTGCGGCAAGGGCATGAACGAGGGGTACTGCGTCGAAAATGGTATGGAGTACTACTGTTCTGACGAGTGCCTCCACACGGAGATTACGCCCGAAGAGTGGCTTGAGTTGTACAACGATGGCGAGGGCGATTCGTATTGGACTGACTGGAGCGAAGACCCCGACGAGTACCTTGATGATGAGGATGAGGATGAGGATGAGGATGAGGATAAGGGTAAGGATGAGGACGATTTGGTCGAAGCGTTGCAGGACACGGTAGCCAAGCAATCTCTGGTCATCAGAGATTTGATGGGCGAAGCAGACCGACTGCGTGAAGTAATAAACGCGCAGAACAAGGTCATTGAGACACTTACGCTGCTCAAGAAGCAGCAGGAGGTGTGAGATGAAGATTCAATTGGACATCGAGGACATCGACGACCCGCTCTACGACGCTCTACTAGAAACATTTCGCTACAAAGCGAAGATGATGGGACTTGATCCCGATGCGTACAGATACGGCGAGTGGGTTGTGTCGTGCAAAGCGGAGGACAAGGTATGAACGATGCAGACCTGCGGATACTGGAGATGTACTACCAAGACGGCATGAAAGAGACGGAGATTGCAGAGTCTCTTGGGCTGTCGCTGCTCACCATCCATGAGGTGTTGGCAGCGTGGGAAAACGGCGAGTACAAAACACGATAGGAGGAGTGAGATGGACAAGAAAGTAATCATCGAAGTCCGGGGTGGCATTCCCGAAATCATCGAAGCACCGGACGGCGTGGATGTGGAGATACGGGACTACGACACCGAGTTCTACGAGGACGAGGACTTGCATGAGGACGACGAAGGCGAGAAGTATTTCTTGAGGGAGGGTTGAACATGGACTATTTATTTTCAATCGGTGACCGGGTGATGTGGAGCGGAGCATGGGGGACGAAAGCACCCCGTCCTGCACGGATTGTCGGGCGTGGCGCGAAGAACAACGAGCCAGTCTACGACTTGGATAACGGCCATTGGGCATACGAGTACCAACTAGAAGCGACGGCTGATGCTGTCGAGGAGGAGTGACATGGAAGACGATATCGAGTGGTGGCGTAGTGAGGACAGCGACGACCGATGGATTGCTGAGCAAGTCCGTCAGTACGAACAACAGGCATGGGAGGAAGAGCAAGCCGCCCGTGAGTTGGTAAAAAGTATTGACTCTGATGTCAAGATATCTTATACTATTCCTAAATGGGCGATCAGCCCGAGAGTTGATGAGTAGTGCAAACACATTCTGGGAATTTCCCAGAATCAACCTGAGAGGTACAGAGTTATGAGCGTTGAGACTGACAAGTTGTTGAAGAAGCCGAACCATGTCATCTCCCTCGCTACGTCTGCCATGTTGGTCGATGCGCGGGTGACGGTGTGGACTGGCACGAAGCAGGACAGCGAGATAAGCGAGGAGGTCACGACTGCCAAGAAAGCAGAGCGTGACTCGGGCAAGTTCGTGAAGCACTTGCTTGCGAATTGTCCAGAGCATAAGCGTTGCATGAACTACCGCCAGATTGTCTACAACTGGATGCAGCGGCGTTCGTATGACTGGGCGGGATCGCTACGCTTGCTACCTGTCGTGGACTACCCGAAGTTCATGGCTGAGTACACGCAACATGAGAAGACGTTCTACGAGTTGGTGGACACGTTCATCCAAGCGTACCCGACCATCGTGAGTAACCGTGCGTTCGCCTTGGGTGACATGTTCGACAGGAACGACTACCCCGACCCAGCGGAAGTGCGTAGCAAGTTCACGATTAACTTGTACCGCTCAGAAGTGCCGACCGGGGATTACCGGGTGGCTATCGCGCAGGATGCCGTCGATGACTTGGCGGTGACCTACGAGCGACAGGCACGGAGTCTGGTCGAGACGGTGCTGACTCAGCAGAAGGATCAGTTGGTGGACATCATGAAGACACTTGCTGAGAACTGTGCTGTGGAGACTATCAGCGAGAACGGTGAGTTGAAGGTCAAGCGGAAGAAACTGTACGAGTCTACGCTCACACGAGCGCAGGAACTATGCGAGACCTTCCGTGACTTCAACATCACACGAGATAACGAGTTGGAGACTGTGCGTACAGAGTTGGCACGAGTTGTGGGTGGGCTGACCATCGACAAGTTGCGCGACAGCGATACCACACGCACCGTCGTGCATGAGGAGTTGACCGACATCCTGAAGAAGTTCGGTCTGTAAGGTAAGTGTGTTTCCGTACATAGAGTAACTACATCTGGAGGATATTGTTATGGCTATTCAGTTCATCGAGCCGTGGAGCATCAACGACCTGCGTAAGTCTGTGCCGTTGTATGCGGAGGAGTTGACCATCATCGCCATGGGTGAGCCGGGTGTCGGCAAGTCGAGCGTGTTGAGCGGCATCGCTGAGGACATGGGTGACAAGTGGCGCAAGGTTGGCGATGGCTATCCTGATGACAAGTACGACTACATCTATGTTGACTGCGCGGTGCGTGACCTTGGCGATACCGTGATGAGCGTACCGGACAACGAGCGCACCCGACTCATGCAGTTGGTGTCTGACTTGTTCAGGTTGGACAGTCCGAAGCCGAAGGTCATCATGCTTGACGAGTTCATGAAGACTCCGAAGTTGCTGCAAGCAATGTGGACACGGCTCATGCTTGAGCGTTGCGTAGGTGATACTCCGCTGCCCGAAGGTAGCATGGTGTTTGCTACGAGTAACAACGAGAGCGACGGAGTAGGCGATACTCAGTTGGCACACTCTGGCAATCGCACGATGCGTGTCCGTATCCGCAAGCCGAACGCTAACGAGTGGCTGACATGGGCGGGTAATAACAACATACCTACCGTGATCCGTGCATGGGTTGCTATGAACCCGTCTGCACTCGCGTCTTACCTTGATGGTGGACAGGACGATAATCCGTACATCTTCAATCCCAGTAAGCGTGAGTTGTCGTTCGTATCTCCTCGCAGTCTCGCCAAGTCTAGCGTGGTGGTGCGTAACCGTGAGAAGGCAGGTGACCGGGTGACGGAGACGGCACTCGCAGGTGTCATCGGTGCAGCAGCAGCCAAGGACATGACTGTCTTCATGAAGTTGGAGCGCGACTTGATTCCGGTGAGCAAGGTCATCGCAGACCCGACAGGTGTCCCGCTTCCTGATAACAAGTCTGCCGTGTTCCTCATGACATTCAACGCCATCGACACCATCGAGACGCAGGATGACCTGAGCAGTTTCATGCAGTTCATCGAGCGCGTGAAGTCCGTCGAGATTGAGTCGCTGTTCTTCACCATGTGTATGCAGAGTAAGCGTGTGGTGCGACTTGCCAAGAACAACAAGCGCATCATGGAGTGGGCCAAGGACAACTACGAGTTGCTTGTTTAATCGGAGGAGTTATGAGCGCAGTAAGAAAGTATGACGCAGAGTTCGAACTCAAGAGAGCGCACGTTGATTTGCTCAAGCATCGTGAGACCTGCCAGTACGCGGGAATCATCATGATGGGCGAGAGCAGCGTGGTGCATGATGCCAAGGCATGTAGGACTGCCTACACAGATGGTATCAACAAGCGTTATGGGGCGGCTTTCATGGAGACGCTGACTCGACCGCAGGTCGCAGGACTTGTGCTGCACGAGAACTTCCATGTGTTGCTCAAGCACCTGCCACGCCATCGTGACCTGATGAAGAAGAACGCGAGACTTGCCAACGTGGCGATGGACTACGTTGTGAATGACATGATCCATGAGATTAAAGACAAGTCCGTCGTGCAGTTGCCGCCCGGTGCGCTGTATCACCCGATGTTTGCCGGGTGGTCTGTGCGTCAGGTGTACGACTACCTTGAGAAGGACATGGAGAAGAACGGTGGCGGTGGCATGGGTGAGGGTGAGCCGCTAGATGAGCATGACTTCGATGCCGTCGAGGAGATGACACCGGAGGAGTTGAAGGAACACGATGAAAAAGTACAAGAGGCCATCCATCAAGGCGGGATGTTGGCGGGCAAGTTCGGTAACAAATTGCCACGACAAATTACTGACCTGATGAAGCCGGAGATTGACTGGGCTGAAGTCCTGCGCGACTTCTGGACTAGTGCGATGCGAGGCTATGACGAGTACACCTACGCACGCATGAACCGTCGTAGGTTGGCAGATGATTTGTACCTACCAACGATGTATTCCGAAAGGATCGGGCGCGTCGTGTTGGCTATCGACACATCCGGCAGTATCGGACAGGAGCAGTTGAATCTTGTGGCATCCCAAATCATCCAGTTGTGCGACACCATGCCGCCCGATGAGATTGTGGTGCTGTGGTGGGATACCGAGGTACGTGGTAAGCAAGTCTTTACCGATAGCAACTACGCTAGTCTCGCTACGCTTCTCAAACCTGCCGGAGGCGGTGGTACGAGGGCATCGTGTGTCAGCCAATACATGAACAAGCACAGCATGACCGCTGATTGCGTGATCGTGTTCACCGATGGACACATCGAGTGTGACGTTGATTGGAAGGTGACATCACCTACGCTGTGGCTCATTGACAGGCATGGTCACAGTAACTTCAAGCCGCCTGTGGGTACTCAGAAAGTCAAGGTCAACAAGTAAGGAGATATGTTATGAATATCAATGCACAGTCCGCTCCCCCATTTTTCTTGACCGATGTATATGACGATGTTACCAAGAAAGATGTGATGTCTAGCCGGTTCTGGCCGATTATCGTGGCATCAATCAACCACATCAAAGACTCGACAGATTCATTGGTGGTCGGTGGGATTGAGCGGTTCCCGGACAGCAGTGTAATCAAATCGGTAACGCTGACTAACCGTGCCGGATTGAATGTTGTAAGCATGTACGCAGACTCGACTGACCCCAAATCCACTATCCACTTTGGTGGGGTGTACGAGGCTACCCGTCAAAACGGGCACAACAACATTCATGTCTCAGTCAAGAGCAACAACGTCAAATACATCATCCGCAAGATTAAAGACCCGCAGGGAGATCCGATCAACACGCTGAATAACAGATGGGCTGAGGCTAAAAATTACTTCGCAGAGCAGGTGTCTGCCTTAATCAGTCGTGGGCTTCGTAACGGCGGTGCGTTGGGTTCCGAGATACGAATCACGCTCAATCAAGATGCGGTCACGGCTCTGGCAAAAGTTCACATGGGCAGCATGAACAAGATAGACATGCCAGATTTTGTTCTAGCGCACATCGAATCACAGTATCGGATGTACCTTGATAAGCAGAAGAAGGCGTTGACCTGCGCCGAGGATATCAAGCAGATGTTCGGTAACGATAAGTGGGTGCTGCTCAGCGATATGAGTAGCGGTGCTGTCGTTGTGGGAGCCATAAGCAGGCAACCGTTGATGGATGCCGTGGACATCTTCATCAAGACCGGCGAGTTGCTTAGCACACACAAGTTCAAATACATCAATGCTGTCGTTCCGATTAAGCGATACAAGTCGTTCAACGATGTCGATGAAGATATCCGGCGGGACATCGAGATGCAGTTGACCATGTTGAAGTTACATACCAAGTCAGATGGGCCGCTTTTACCGACCTCCGACAGTATGGAGCGTGGTGAGCATGTCTACACAGACTTGGGCGCGATGACCTCCGGTTCGTACATGACCTCGCCCTTTATTATCGTGGACAAAACCATATGAGTAAATTGGAGTTACATGTTCCGGTGGATGGCGCGAGATATTACTTACCGGTGCGCTTGGGCAGCAAGACCGTAACTGTGTGGGTAGCAGAAAACTATTGTAGGTATTTCGCACGTAGCGAGTTACCGGACTGGCTCAGACAACGCTTAACCATGATCATGGCATGTGATAACAAGCATCTATCCACGAGGGACAAGATGGACTACGCCGTCGCGCCGAACGGGATAGTGCTGCGCTCCGTGTACGAGTCGAGCAAGCGTGAATGTCCTGAAGGGTTCGAAGACATAGGGTGGCGTGTGAATGACAAATACTTTTACGTGGTGACAGATAGTACCTATGTAGATGAGTTGAAGGTTGGTGCTGAACGTGTAACGGAGAAACTGCGATGACTCCAGAGGGCAAAGTCAAAGCGAAGGTCAAGAAAGTTCTTGCGGAGGTAGGCGCGTACTACGCCATGCCGATGGGAACTGGTATGGGTTCTTCTGGCGTCCCAGATTTTTTAGTTTGTAAAGGAGGGTTGTTCTATGGTATAGAGTGTAAGGCAAATGGCAATAAACCAACTGCGCTTCAAGAAGCGAACCTGAAACGCATACGCGAAGCCGGTGGGATTGCGCTAGTGATTGATGAAACCAATGTTGATAATTTGAAACAGGAGATGTGTTGTGAAAGATAAGACTACGAAAGCCGCTAAGATTCTTGCTCTTACTGAGAAGGGTGGGTCAGTCAAAGATATCGCCAAGGCTGTGAAGTGCGATGATGCCTACGTGTACTACGTGCGTTGGATGAATAAGAACAAGAAGAAAAAGCCGTCGAAGATTATTACGGCGGTGAAACAGATGAAACAAGCGTTGGATTCTATCGAGAAGAAGCCCGACCTCGTGAATCACCCGCCGCACTACACAGACGGCGGCGTTGATACGTTGACCTACATCGAAGCCAAGGACTTGAACTATCGACTCGGCAACGTGGTGAAGTACGTCAGCCGTTGCGGTAAGAAGTTGAATTCAGATCCGTTGCAGGACTTGATGAAGGCTCGCTTCTATCTTCAGCGTGAGATTGACATTCGGAGAGAAGCGTAATGTTCCGGGCCATCAGATGGTGGTGGCTTAGACACAAAGCCGATGTCATACGGGAGTGGGGGCGCGTCCCCCCTCCCAACTGGCGTTGTTCACGAGGAGGGAGGGAATACTGGTGAACAGCAAAGACGAAGACGAAGCCTTTGAAATCGAGATGTCGGCACACCCTTGGGGGTACGGACAGCAACGTAAAGAAGACTTTGAATTCGCCATGGCTGCTATCCGTATGCATGGACTCTGGAATGAAGCGTTGGTAATCATGAATGAGATTCAACGACTCAAGGCTGAACTAGAAGAAGCGAGGAAAAAATCGTGCCCCACGAATACATCAAAGACAGACTGAATCAACAGATACGTGACCTGACTCATGAAAACTCCATACTCAAGAACTCCCTGTACCGCAAGGACAGGGAATATATCGATTTACAGACGCGCTACAACGATGCCCATGAGAACGTCAATTTTTTAAGCGTAATACTTGGTGTGGCGCTGTTACTGCTGATCGGTGTGACGATTGCAGCCATCAGACATTGGGGAGGTGCGCCGTGACCCCAAGCAACGACCAAATCAACGAGTGGCTCAAGGCCGCAGAGGCTTCAGAGCAGCCACGCTTCATTGTCTTTGCCACGCTTGCCGCCGAATGGGGTGCGAAGCAGGAGCGTGAGGCGTGTGCGAAGTTGGTGGAATCACGCAAGACGGGCGCAAACGAGTTGATGGATGCGGTGCGCGACATGGAAGCCGCCGCCATCCGCAAGCGAGGGAAGGTGAAGCCGTGAGTGAGAATCCCGAAACAGTCAAAGCCTTGCAAGAAGAAGCCGAGAGAGAGGCTGAGCGACTTAAACAATTAGGTTGGACGCGGACAGATTTTGTGAATGCCCTCATCGCGGAGTTGGACAAGGAGGTAAAGCCGTGAGCGACAGCATCCCGCTGCACAAAAGCGATTGTGCGTTGCTTCTTGGCGGCTATCAATGCACCTGCGGGCTTCACCAACGGGATAGCAAGACGCTCCCCGCCGAGCAGCCGAAGCCCGAGGCGTTTCAGGTGGCAAAGCAGTTGACGCTGCGTGCGATTGAGGAATTGACCGAAGATAATGTCCGACTACGCCTTGAGAACGGGCGGCTGCGGGAGGCGTTGGAGAAGTCGCTGACTGATGAACAGATCCAGCAGATTGCCGCGTCGATTGACCGCTCAATGCCGCTTGGGTCAGCCAAAATCTTGTTTGCTCGACGCATTGAAGCCGCCCTGCGGCGGGAGGAGACATGACCATCCCGAAGCAATTCCAGTACAACGGTCACATCGTACAGGTGCGGTTGATACAGCCATCGGCATGGCCTCACCCGCAGGACACCATCGGTTGCCTTGACCCTGATTACATGACCATCGACCTGCGTAAGGATGCATGTCCAAGCGTACTGCACCAGAAGTTCCTGCACGAAGTTGTGCATTTGATATTACTGCCCATCGACCGGGAACTTGCTGAGAACGAGGTGTTCGTGGAACAACTGAGTCAAGTGATGAACCAACTTGGCATGACGGTAGAGGGGACGAAATGACTCCCGACGACGAACTTGACCCAAACACGCTATACGCGAATGGCTTTGAGGATGCACTCATCGGGCGTGGTTGGCAGCACACGAAACTGCTCGCCGTGTACGACTACAACAAGTGCGTAGAGATACTTATGGAACGCGATGAGATGACGCACGAGGAGGCCATCGAGTGGATGGAGTACAACGTAGTCGGGGCGTATGTCGGTGAGCACACGCCGATATTCATGCTGCCGAAGGAGGAGTAAGGTGGGAACGGAAGAAGACATACTTGATCTGATCCGTTCGTTGCCCGATGAGATGAACAACTTCTCGACGACGACGGAGATGAAGTTCCTGACGGTAGGCAGCGTCCTCTGGGCGTGTCGTGATGAAATTATTTACCTGCGTAGGCGGGTGAGGGAGTTGGAACATGGTCAAAAAGGTAAAACTAAGAGCAAAGTCCGTTAGGGACTGCGTTACCTATCCGATAGCCGACCCTGAAAGGGAGAAGGCGTGGGACAGGTTCATACGGAGTTGGGACGGTAAAACCATGAGACATTCGTTCCCCAAGGATGAACATGGAGCCAGATTCCCGCTTGGCGGGTGCTACTACGAACTGTGGTGCATCGCTTGGGAGTTTGCGTGGGACGCAGGGTGGCGTAAGCGGTGGGAAGTAGAGGCGAAGGAAGCCGAGGAAGCAAAAAATGCAACGCCCAAAAAAGGTAAGAAAGTGCCCTGAGTGCAAGCGGGTGTTCGCCAACCCCGAATCGTTTCGTATGCACAAGTTAAAAGGCATCGGGTGCAGGACAGCAGAAGGACTGATAGCCCGAGGCTACATAGTGATTGATGGGAAGTGGATAAACAAAGTTAAATGAGGAGGTGTTATGAGTTTCGTGACGCTCGATTTCGAGACGTACTACGCCAAGGACTTCTCTCTGTCCAAGATGACTACCGAGGAGTACATCCGCGATCCTAGGTTTGAAGTTATTGGTGTCAGCATCAAGGTCGATGATGACATCCCCGAATGGATCACAGGGCCGAAAGATTTCATCAAGGCTAAGTTGGACAGGATCGATTGGGCTAACTCAGCGGTGCTGTGTCACAACACACAGTTCGATGGGGCCATCCTTGCATGGCACTTCGGAATAGTGCCTTCGTATTACTTCGATACGCTTTGCATGGCGAGAGCCGTACATGGTGTGGAAGCGGGTGGGTCGCTCAAGGCTTTGGCCGAGCGGTATCGGTTAGGCGAGAAAGGTACCGAGGTCATCAATGCTCTGGGCAAGTACCGCAAGGACTTCACTAATAGTGAACTTGCCGACTACGGCGAATACTGCTGTAACGATGTCGCTCTGACATTCAAATTATTCAACGTGTTGATGTCGGACTACTTCCCACAGTCGGAACTAGACCTGATCGACATGACGTTGCGTATGTACACACAGCCGGTGCTGCAAGTGAACGATGCTTTGCTCATCGAGAGATTGGAGGAGATTAAGCAAGAGAAGACAGAACTCCTGCACAGTCTCAAGGCCAATCTCAAGTGCGAAACTGAAGAAGATGTACGCAAGAAGTTGGCAAGCAACCCGCAATTCGCTCAGGTGTTGATTGACCACGGCGTTGAGCCGCCCAAGAAAGTAAGTCTTACCACAGGTAAGGAAACGTGGGCGTTGGCTAAGAACGACGAGGGGTTTATCGCGTTATCGGAACACGATAATCCCTTTATCCAACAACTATGCGCGGTTCGTTTGGGTACTAAGTCCACCATCGAGGAGTCGCGTATCGAGCGGTTCATCAGCATCGGTTCTCGCAATCGAGGTCGGCTCCCTATCCCGTTGAAATACTACGGCGCACATACTGGGCGTTGGGCCGGGTCTGACTCGGTAAACTTCCAGAACTTGCCTAGCCGGGATAAAAAGAAGAAGACGCTGAAGAACTCAGTCTCCGCCCCCGATGGTCAAATGGTAATTAACTGTGACTCATCACAGATTGAAGCGCGTGTGCTGGCGTGGCTTGCCGGTCAAGATGATGTAACTGAGCAGTTCCGCAAGGGAGACGATGTGTACAGCATCTTCGCTACCAAGATTTACAAGCAGCCCATCAGCAAGGCCAACCCTGTCGAACGCTTCGTCGGCAAGACCTGCATCCTCGGACTGGGTTACGGGACTGGCGCTGCCAAGTTACGTCACACGCTAAAGACTCAGCCGCCGGGCGCAGACTTACCTGAAGATGAGTGCAAGCGCATCGTGGACCTGTATCGCAACACCAACGACAAGATCGTTGAATTATGGCGCGAGTGTGATTATGCATTAAATTGCATAATGTCTTGGCCTGAAGGCAAGAAGCCTTTCTATCTCGGTGCGCGTAAGTGCGTGACGATTGACAGCAAGGGGGTGCGCCTACCCAATGGCCTATACATCCGCTACCCCAACCTGCGGGTTGAGGACGACAAGACTGTCTATGATTCTCGTAAAGGAACCGTGTCGATTTGGGGCGGGGCCATGGTTGAGAACGTGGTACAGGCACTTGCAAGAATCATAGTCGGTGAACAAATGCTGAACATGCGTGACACTTACCGACCCGTCCTGACAGTCCATGACGCAGCGGTGGTTGTTACTCACAAGGAGAAGAAGGACGAGGCGCTTGCGTTTATAACACAAGTAATGTCTACTCCTCCTGAATGGGCAGCAGGTTTGCCGGTCGCTTGCGAAGCCAAGTACGGCGAGTCCTATGGAGAATGTTAGTTATGACTGAATCAAGACTTGATGAGATGCGTAGGCAAGTAGCAGAGTTTCACGCTAAGCATCCCGAAGTGTGGCGGCTCTTTGAGCAGTTCACGTTTCAGATGATCGGGCGTGGGTTCAAACACTACTCCGTTAACGCGGTCTTTGAGCGTATCCGATGGGAGATGGATGTCGGAGGAGATGGTGTTGATACGTTCAAATTAAACAATAACTACAGAGCGTTCTACGCTAGACGGTTTATGAAGATACACCCGCAGTACGATGGGTTCTTCAGGACTCGGGTACAAGTATCCGACCACCGTCCTGCCACTAGGATGCCTGAACTTACGCCGCACGATTACCAATGATCCAATGGAGTTATAGCAGTCTCAAGGAATTCTTGAACTGCCCCAAACAGTATTACCACCTGAAGGTAGCGAAGGACTACCAGAAACAGACTACGCCCCAGATGTTCTACGGGAGCGAGGTACACAAGGCGCTTGAAGATTACGTTCGTGAAGGCAAGCCTCTCGCCAAGAACTACGAGTTCATCAAGCCTGTGCTTGATGAGTTGTTAGCGATACCCGGTGAGAAGTATCCAGAACACAAGATGGCGTTGACCGTCGATAAGGAGCCATGTGACTTTGATGCTGAGAACCGATGGGTACGTGGCATCGTTGACCTGTTGATTGTGGATGGTGAGACTGCTTACATCATCGATTACAAGACAGGCAGCAATCGATACCCAGACCCGAAGCAGTTGAAGTTGATGGCGTTGATGACTTACGCGCACTTCCCAGCGGTCAAAAGAATCAAAGCAGGTCTGTTGTTTGTACTGAAGAACACCTTCATACCTGAAGAGTATCAACGAGACGAGTCTGAAAACCTTTGGAAAGGGTTCATCAACGACACCAACCGACTAAAACTCGCCTACGAGAACTCCATGTGGCCTCCGCAGCCGACTGGTTTATGCGGGTGGTGTCCTGTTAGTAGTTGTAAGTTTTATAAAGAGAGGTAAGTTATGAATGCGTATGAATATGATATCGAGTTGCAAAAACTTAAACTCCACCTCAGGAGGACGCGCGACCGGGTGGCCCATCTCAACGATGAAATCAATATTCATAAATCGGTGATTCGCGGATACAGGAACAGGCACTCAGACTTGCTCATTAGTTACGACCGATTAGTGAACAAGTTTGAGGCCAACTTCAAGTTTCATTCGTACATCAGGGATGTACTGGATCAGACCGCAGACTTAATGGAGAACTGCAATGCCGTACACGAAGACTCCGAGACCATACAAACACGAGTATCAGATGCAGTTAAAGCGCGGCGAACACGAGCGCCGAATGGAACGGCAACGCGCAAGAAACGAGTACGACAAGAAGGGTGTCAGCCGGAAAGGTAAGGACGTTGCTCATGTGAAGGCGCTGTCCAAGGGCGGCAGCAACCGCGACGGTACCCGCCTAGAGGCTCCTTCCAAGAACCGTTCTTTCGCCAGAAAGTCTAACGGGAAGATGAAGTAGTGCAGGGCGTGTGCTATAAATTAACTCCGCTAAGCACAAGGCGTGAGTGTGTATTAGCGGGGAGTCTTACGTCACCCTCTCTGCTCCCCATGCGGATTCATAACACCGCTCAACCGCGTCTGTTGATGGCAGGACCAAACGATCATTGGGTCGCCTCCACCCTGAGCATCAGCCGTCTCGCCCACGTTACGGGCTTTAATTCTTAACGAGAACGGTCATGGAAATCGTTGAAAACACGCTTTTAAAAGTCACGGTTCCTTACAGTATTGCTGATTCAGCGATACAGTCGATTGAGAAGTGCGAACTGCTTGCAGAGTACGGCACCAACAGGCAGGTCGCTGTTTACTGGGGCCACGACGAGGCTGAGCGTCTCGCGCAAATCTTTGATGCAGGACAGCCCAACCCGAAGATTCCCGATGTGCCGTCACCTATCTTCCGTGACTACAACTGGCCGGGAATCCACACACCGTTCAAGCACCAGAGGGACACAGCGTCCTTCCTCTCGCTACGACATCGCGCGTTCTGCTTCAACGAAGCAGGTACGGGTAAGACCTCCGCAGCAATCTGGGCCGCTGACTACCTCATGAATCTGGGGTTAGTCAAGAAAGCCCTCGTTATCTGTCCGCTATCAATCATGCAGTCCGCATGGCAAGCAGACATCTTCAAGACAGCAATGCACAGGACATGTGGGATTGCTCACGGGACAAGCCTCAAGCGTAAAAAAATCCTTGGTGAGAACTTTGATTTCACCATCATCAACTACGACGGCACCCATGTCGTGTTTAAGGAATTGCAGGAAGCGCGGTTCGACCTGATCATCATTGATGAAGCCAACGCCTACAAGACCTCGACGACCCGACGTTGGAAGACCTTGGCTAAATTGATTACGCCAAGTACTCGGCTCTGGATGATGACGGGTACACCTGCATCGCAGTCGCCTGTCGATGCGTTCGGTCTGGCTAAACTTATCTCGCCACAGCGAGTGCCGAAGTTCTCCGGTGCATGGCGCGACAAGGTGATGTACCAACTGACCCGCTTCAAGTGGGCACCGAAGGTCACCGCACAGCAAGAAGTTCATAGTGCCTTGCAACCTGCAATCAGGTTTACCAAGCGGGAGTGTCTGGATCTACCGGACGTTACATATCAGACTCGTGAAGTACCTATGAGCCCGCAAGCAGCGAAGTTCTATAAAGAACTAAAGCAGCAAATGTTAATTGAAGCTGCTGGCGAACAGATCAGCGCAGTCAACGCTGCGGCATCTCTCACTAAACTTTTACAGATCAGCGGCGGCGCTGCCTATACCGACAAGCATCAAGTCATCGAGTTTGACATCAAGCCAAGGCTTAGCGAACTCAAAGATGTGCTTGACGAAACGTCAAACAAGGTTGTAGTATTCGTTCCGTACATACACACAATTGATGTGGTCTGTAAATTCTTAGTTTCGGAGGGTGTTAGCAACGAGGTGATACAAGGCTCGGTCGCACCGCGTAGAAGAGCAGAGATCATATCTTTGTTCCAGACCGCAGAAGACCCGCGAGTGCTTGTGATTCAGCCTCAATCAGCAGCGCACGGTATCACGCTGACTGCCGCAGACACGATTGTGTTCTGGTCTCCGGTGATGTCAGTCGAGACATACCTGCAATGTATCGGGCGGATTGATCGTGTAGGACAGCAGAACAAGATGACGGTTGTGCATCTCCAAGGCTCAGACGTAGAGCGGCGGATGTACAACCTGCTACAGGGCAAAGTAGATAGCCATCAGAAGTTGGTGGATCTCTACAAGCAAGAGTTGGGTGAAACAAACGATGAAGAAGTGGAGGATGTATGAGTTCGGTTAACACAGAGGAATTGGTTGAAGCCTACATCGCGCTTCGTACTGAACGTGATTTGCTTCTCCGCGAGTATGAAGCCAAAGATGAAGTGTTGAAGGAGCAGATGTCTAAGTTGGAGGCCGCACTCCTCGATGTCTGCAACACCATCAACGCTGACAGTATCAAGACTAGTCATGGCACGGTGATGCGTAAGTTGAATGAACGCTTCTTCTGTCAAGACTGGGATAACTTCTATAACTTTGTTCTGAGCAACGAGGCTCCGCATCTGCTTGAGCGGCGCATCCATCAGAGCAACTTCAGGGAATTTTTGAATAGTCATGTCGCTGACGGGTTACCCCCCGGCATCAACGTGATGCGTGAATACGGCGTTTCAGTACGTAAAGCCAGCAAGTGAGGTTTGTATGAGCAACGATATCATTGCAAGTTTGAAGAACGAACTCGCCATCTCAGGTGGCGTTGACGATGACACCCGTGCAGTAGCCGGTGGCGGCGGTGGCGGTGGAATCAAGCGCATCTCCATCAAGGGTGGCGTGTTCCGCAAGTACGCAGGTGGCAAGGAGATTGGTGCCATCGAAGACCGGCACATGAACGTCATCTTCGTGAAGATGGCCCACAACCCGAGCCGTACTTATTACTCTGGGTCGTACAAGGAAGGCGAGAAGACTTCGCCTATCTGTTGGTCATCCGATTCCAAGACCCCCGACGCAGAGGTCAAGAACCCACAGGCTTCCGCGTGTGAGAAGTGCCAATGGTCTGTGAAGGGCAGCGGTCAGGGCGGCAGCGGCACCGGGTGCCGTCTCTCGTGGAGAACTGCTGTTGTTCTTCCGCAGGATCCGGGCGGTGATGTGATGCAGTTGTCACTCCCCGCTACGTCTGCCTTCGGTAAGGAAGAGGGTGGCAAGTGGCCGTTCCGTCCCTACATTCAGATGCTTGCTAACAACAACATCTCGGCGGGTCGTGTCATCACCAAGATGCAGTTCGACACCAAGTCGCCTGTGCCGAAGTTGTTGTTCTCGCCTGTTGCTCCGGTTCCTCAAGAGGATGTAGATACCGTCCTGCGCCAGAAGGAGTCGAACGCGGCTGAGATGGCTGTCAAGATGACGGTGTTTCAGGCTGACGAAAACGGCAACGGGTCGAGCAGCGCGAAGGAATCTGACGGTGAAGTCGAGGTTGCTCAGCCCATCCTGCGCGAGTCTGCTAAGAAGACGGAGGCGGCTGCTCCTGCGGCAGATGTCTCTGACATCGTAAAGAAGTGGTCTAAGAAGTAAGGAGTCGATATGCCTCGTTCATACGACTACAAGTTCCTTTTGCAACTGCAAAAGTCAGACCCTACCCGCTTGGGGGTGAAACTTGGCCGCGTGTGCGTCGAGGCTAACCTTCCTGCGGCTTACGTGGCTAAAGTTCTTGAGACTTCCCGCACCACGGTTTACTCGTGGTTCCGAGGTCAGGGCGTACGCGAAGAGCGTAGGGCCAGAGTAGAGACGTTCATTGATCTGGTTGAGAGAGACATGAAAGAAGGAGTCCTTCCTGCCTCGACCATACTCGATGCGAAACTCTACTTGCGAGAACTTAGCGGAGGTCTGGTTTGACCTAACCGGCTAGTCAATGACTGTTGGCGGGGGACCGCAGACCCCGCCTTTTTTATCTGTGGGCGGTCATGAGAAAACAATTTTATGAGAAAGCATTACCGTCGCAGGGCGTCTACTGTATATCTGGAATCGACAAGAACGGAAAAATAATCAATCGGTTCGCAGAGACGCTTGGCGATCTCTTAACAACCATAGAGAGGATTGAAAGTGATCAGAACGTATTCGTAGCACTCAACACATTCAACGGGTACAGCCGTAAGGCTGAGTATGCAATCTACTGCAAGTCATTCTTCGTCGATCTGGACGTAGGGGCAGGCAACCCGAAGAAGTATCCTAGCAAGGAGGCAGCACTCGCTGACCTCGCGGACTTCGTGCTGCTGAAAGAACTACCGCCACCTGTACGGGTGGATTCGGGTACGGGCATCCATGCCTACTGGCTGTTCGATAGGGACGTGCCAACCGAGGAGTGGCGGACCTACGCAGGCAAGTTCAAACAACTCTGTTTAGATCATCTCAAGATTGACCCGGCGGTCACGGCTGACGCCGCCCGTATCTTGCGGTGTCCAGAATCCAACAATTACAAGACCGACCCACCGAGCCGCAGTCGGTTTCTCGACACCGAGTTCTTCGAATACAGTTTCGATGAATTCAAGGAGTACCTTGGCAAGGAGGAGCCGACCACTAACTCCATCCTTGATTCCATCCCGAAGGGCATGGATGAGGATACCAAGCGTATCGCCAAGTTAGATAACTACGAGACCACGTTCCAAGACATCGCAGAAAAGAGTCTGAGCGATCAAGGGTGCGCTCAGATTAAGAACATCTTGGTCAATTCCAAGATGCTAGAAGAACCGTTGTGGTACGCAGGGTTGTCCATCGCCCGTCATTGCACGGACTGGGAGACTGCCATCCACTTAATGTCTGAAGACCATCCTGAGTACAACCATGAAGCAACTATTCGTAAGGCTAATCAAGCGTTTGGCAAGCCGTTTTCCTGTGAGAAGTTCAACGAACTCAACCCATCAGGATGCGCTGAATGCCCCTTGCGGGGAAGAATCACTAATCCTCTTGCAGTTGGACGACGACTTAAAGAAGCCGCGCCAGAAGAACTTACCCCGCAGGACTCAGTTCGGATCTCGCAGAATCCCGAAGAAGTTCCGAGTCTACCGCAGTTCTTACTACCCTATGTACGAGGACGAGAGTCAGGAGGAATCTTCTTCGTCCCTCCTTCCAAAGTAGATGAGGATGGGGTCAGGTGGCAGGATGAGCCTGTCTGCATAAGCCAGAACGACTTGGCTCCGTTCAAGCGAATGTTCAGTCCTGCGGATGGCGACTGCCTCATGGTGCGTCACGCCATGAAGAACGACCCGACACGTGAGTTCATCCTACCGATGAAGCATGTGTATGCGACGGACAAGTTCAAGGAGATTCTGAGCAGCAACAGCGTAATGTTCCTGCCAGCGCACACGAATCACTTGGCTAACTACTTTATCAAGTGGAATCAGTACCTACAAAACATGGATAAGGCGGAAATCATGCACATGCAGATGGGATGGACAGAAACCAACGACTCTTTCGTTATCGGTCTCAACGAGATCACTAGCAAGGGTGAGGAACGTAAGGCAGCGGCTAGTCCGTTGGTCCGTAACATTTCTAAACTACTCAAGCCGCAGGGTGACTACGATGTCTGGAAGCGGTCGGCCAACGCACTTGACGAGCGTGGATTTGAGATGCACCTGTTCGCTCTGCTGTGTGGGCTTGGCTCTCCGCTGATGCGGCTGACCTCCACTAGCGGTGTGATGGTCTCGTTCACTAGCGTCGAGACAGGCAATGCCAAGACGGGTGCCATGTATGCAGGGCTGTCGGTCTGGGGAGACCCGAAGGAACTCAGCGTGGTGGACGGCAACGCTACGGATAACGCCTTCATCGGTAGATTGCTTAATCTCAAGAACATCTTCTTCGGGATTGATGAAGCCAGCAACATCGACCCAGAGCAACTATCCAAGTTGATCCACCGTATCTCTCAGGGCAAGGCCAAGATACGTATGCAGAGTTCGGTCAACGCCGAGCGCGACCTTGAGATGACTGCATCGCTCATCGCCATGGTGACATCGAACCATCCGATGTACGAGAAGTTGCAGAAGATTAAGGCAAGCCCGGACGGCGAAGTTGCGCGTCTTGTGGAGTTTGTTATCGAGCGCCCCATGCCTCTCGTAGTCAATCCTAGCAGGGGCCGAGAGATATTCGATGAGTTCCGTTACAACTACGGACATGCGGGGCCGGAGTTCGTCAAGGAGTTCTTCCGCATCGGTGAGGATCAAGTCAAAGTCATGATGGCAGCGTGGCAGGACAGGTTCCGCAAGGACTTCGGCAACGATACTGGCTACCGCTTCTACGAGAACCTCATCAAGGCAGCGTTCACGGCAGGCGAAATCTCAGTAAACGCAGGCATCTTGAACGTTGATTTGGACAAGGCTTATACGAAGGTTGTATCGAAGATGCTGGAGATCCGTGACAGCACGGCTCACATCAATCAGAACGATTACAAGAACCTGCTTGGTGAGTACAGCAACAAAAATCAATCTTCGTTTCTGTTCATGGACGGGGAGAAGATGATCAACACCTACGAGCCGCGGCAACTGATTGGGCGTATCGACGTGAATACAGGGATGTACTACGTATCCCGTACCGAGTTCAAGAAGTATCTGGCTGAGTTAAACATCAGCGCCCGACAGTTTGAGATGGTGATGAAGGCTGAGAAGATACTTGTTGGCGCTGAGAAGAAGCGTCTTGGCGCAGGTTGGAAAGGCGGCTCTACGTTCCATCCCATCTGGGTATATGCTTTCAAGACGGATAACGCTGAGGCGTTGGTGAATGAACTCAATAAGGCTTGAGGAACCCGAGTGGCTACTGCCGTTTGAGTTCATGCAGATAGGCGACAGTTTCTTTGTGCCTACTCTCAAGCCCATGGAGATGCTATACATCATCGACACCCGGTCGAAGGTCGCCAAGGTTAAGGTGAAGGCTTACACCTCGTCCAAGGATGGACGCCTCGGGGTGCGTGTATGGCGCGTACGTTAGGTTTCTGGCTCTATCCCGTAGAGTTTGAACGTATCAATCATGTTCCGCTTGGCAAGGTTCTGCATCCGGGTGTTCTCCTTGAGCAGGTCGCGGCGCTGCTGCTGGTTGAACTGCGAAGACAGCCGGATGTACTTCGCTTGCTCCTGTAGTGACTTCAACTGATCATTGATTGCATGATTGTAGAAATCCACGATCTCGATGTCAGTCGGATACTTTTCAAGATACCGCCTGAAGGCATCAGGGCGCAGTTCCAGAGACTTGAGTAGTCGCTGCTTCTGCTCAACCTGCTCCTTCACATCCTGATACTGCCGAGCATCATAGTTTGACCGGGTGCCGATAAAACTATCAAGCGGCACAAGGGTACGGTCTAGGTCATCTATGCTACGCAGTTCGCGCTGTCCGCTGGCAAACAATTTGAGATCATATGTGGCAGAAGCAACGCGATTAAGAGCATCAGCATAGTTAGTAGCCCAGAAGTACATGCTGTTCGGGCTGACTTCCACGTTGGTGAAGTCGAAGAAGTTCCGCGCCATGTCCTTGTACAGATCAGGCACGTTGCTGCCGCCGGTAAAGACATCGCTGTATCGGCTCTGACGGTTGTTATAGATCTCGTTACCGAGGTTGTCGGTGTTCATTGCGTACTCTACGACGGGTCGCAAAGCAGACGGTGTTACCGAGTCAACAAGGAAGCCGGTGAAGTTATCGAAGACGTTGATGTTTGACTTGGGTATCGGAATGAACGAGTCAAACGCTATGTTGATAATGTTAGCCGTGAAGTCCTTAAAGGATTCGTTACCAGCAGCCAATGCTGCGACCTGCGCTCCCATAGCGCCAAAAGCCGAGATACCAAAGCCCCACGGGATCTGAAGGAACGTGTCCTTACCAAGTATCGGAAGTCTGGCGTAACGAGTCCACCGCGCCATGTCGTCCGTGGCTACAGAGTTTCGACCTTGCTCGTCATCGTCCGCACCAGCCAGAGCAAGACTATAAAGGAATGCACCGGCAGCAGCCGTCGCAAAGATGGTGTACTGCGCTCGACGCTTGTTCTCTTTGTAGTTATTCAGGAACCGCTTGGACGCTTCAGGATTGTCCCTGATGGACGCCGGAGCCTTGGACAACGCAGTCTTCTCATCAACAAGTGCAGGCATGATCGCGTCGATGGCACGCACCGCACCTGTCGCACCCGCACGGAAGAACATGAACAGCGCACCAGCCTCACGCCCTGCCGTACCAATCAGTCGGAAGTTGGCAAGGTTTTTAGCGAAGGACGCAGCCTCGGTCCTAGCAGCCTGCTCGATCTGCGCGGTCTCCTGAGCGTTAGGGGAACGCTTGTTCTTGTCACGGAACTCCTGCTTCAGCCGAGCCATGACGTTGCCCTTCATCACGCCGTACGCAGCCACGCGACTCGTGAATTCGAAAGCGTCGTTATATATGTCAGCCCACTTTTGGATGGCTTCTTTAGTTTTATCGTAAGGGCTAACTCCTTTCGGGCCGATCAAAGCCTCTAGTTCATTAGCCTGTGCCTGCATACTGTAGATTTGCTGATAAGTAGTCCGACCACCTTCCTGCATCCACTCAATCACATCGTTGTAGAACGGGTCGGTCTTAGCAAGCTTCTCCAGTTCAGCAATCTTTCCTTCGTTGAGAAGTTTGGAAACGTTACCAGACTTGTGCAGACCGCCCTTCATCACGTTGCGGAACAACGCATCAGCCAGATACGTAGCCGCTTCCTTACCGCCCACGTCGGCAGAGATAGCCAGCGTGTTGGTGAAGATGTCACGAGGGAAGTTGAGCGGGGCGAACGACGGGTTGTATCGGGTATGCATCTGGCCAAAGAAGCCGGTGATGTTGTTACCCCATCTAACTCCCAAGTTATCCACCTGATACGGACGGCGGATAGACTCCAAGAAGTCTATGTCTTTATTGGCGATCTCATAGACCTCGATGTTGCCAGCGTCGTTGTAGTGGAACAGTTTGTTCTTGCCCTTGAACTTCTTAAAATCGAAGTCTTTGTCAAGGTAACGCTGCTCGTGGGTCACTTCGGCTACCTTACGACCGCTGACGTGCCCCTGTTCAATAAGGTTCTTAACGGCCTCCGTTACACCGGCACGGCCAGCGCGGGAGGCTGCATACAACGCGTCGGAGAGAGACTGAAGGACTGAGTTGTCGGCTTCGGACTCACGACCTTCCATGGCTTGATCCGCATCAGCAAACTCACCGCTGATGCGTACATCGTTAGGATCAGTCATCTCTGCTTCAGCACGCACCTTGGTACCCGGCACACCCTTGAACGGCGTGTAGTGCTTGAAGTCGTAGAAGGCGACGATGTTATCAACCGGCTTGGTCCAATACTTCGCCATGCGGTTGAGTTCGGCAGTTACATTCTGCACGTCCTCGATAGCCTTAATCGCCGCTTCTGCAGGCGGCTTCTGCGTGCCCAAAGCGTTGAACGTGTTGGCCCACTTAGCAATGAATGCAGGGCTGTATCCACCAAGAACGTTGTACTGCTCGTCATTGATGTCCGTAGACATCGGCTTGCCTTCTTTCTTAATCGGGCTAGCACCGAGCGGATCAAGGTTGTTTTTATCAGATACGAGCGCCTTCAGCAGCTTGTGTAACTGCTTAGCCTGTCCATTGCTAACAAGATCATTACCCGGCTTGACGAGGGCGCGGAGGATACTGTCACGTAATTCGGCAGGGCTTATCTGGATAGTGCGCCCGTTAGAGTCACGGAAAGCCCGACGCTTAGTGCTAAGCGGTACGTAACGCATGAACATGATCATGCGGCGCTCCGGCTCATGCAGGACGATTCGGAACCGGTCAAGTTCCTCGATGGCCTGATCTGTAGTCAGGTTACGCGACCTAGCGTACTTTTCGATGGCCTTATACGCACGGTCCATCGGCCCCTTGAGCATGGTCGAGGTGAGCCAAGCAGCCTTATCCTGAGCGTTGGTGATCTTGGTATAGGCATCGTTCATGCCGGGACCGTAGGTGATCAGTTCACCGGCACGTTTGAGCGCACGCTCAAGAAGCAGCGCGGGGCGCAGTTCGTTCTGGAACTTCTTGACAATCGCCTCAAACTTGTCGAGCCGCCTGCTACCAGCCTCTCTTCCAGACACGTACTTAAGGATACGGTCAGTGATACTAACCTTGCCGTACCGCTGCTTGTACGTATCCTGCCGGGTCTTTATTGCTTGCTCTGGGGTCTGACCTTTCCGGTCGGTAGGTTCAACTGCCCGGTAGCCGGGTGCTTCTGAAAGCATCCTGTCGGTCTGATATTTACCGTCCGCTTTAGCAAGACTATCCAACGCACGAATGGCGGCCGCGTCAGACTTCAGACCGAAGACATCTTTAACTTTCTCAATAAAGTCACGCAACCAATTTTTAAGTTGGCCGATGATGCTTGGTGAAACTTCGTAACGCCCCTGCACGATACGGGCACCGTTGACCGCCCAGAATTCAGACGGATTGACGTACTGATAGAACGACTTGGGAACCTGTCCGTTCCTAATAGCGTCAAGGGCCTTCTCGTACTCGGCGTTCCGATTCGTTTCGTCAGTAAAGTAGTGGTAGTTCGTAATGGCATTGAAGAACGCCTTCTCAGCATCAGTCTTCGCGTTCTTCGCCGCCTTGGTCAGTTGTTTGACATAGGCTTTGAGGATGCCCGAGCGGATGTTGGACGGCATCAACCGTTCAAGATGGTGCAGGATCTCGTGTGTAGCGGTCTGGCTATCACCTGCGCTTTTGAACAACGTGACAATACGGCCCACCGGGTTATAAAACCCACCCGTGCCTATCTCTGTCAGTGGCTGTCCACGGATAGAGATGCCCAAGTCATCGACAAGCAACGGGTTCTGCCGGATGAACCATTCGGCAATATCGATACCTTCTTGCGATATCAAGCCTTTGCGCCGAGCGTTCATAAGTCGCTCGCGGATGTAGTCTGCACCGCGTTTACGCGGTTGAACAATGCGCTCTTTTTGGGTCTCTAGCAGTAGGTTGCCGGTAGTTTCGGCTAACTGATCGCCAGTAATCTGACCTTCATCGTATTTTTGCTTAGCCTTTTTTAGTTCAGTACGTAGCGACGGGGCGCGTTCACGGCTCTGCTCTGATACATCCGGCGCAGTACGATTTAGGACATCAACGCTTTTATATACACGGTCTGCGTCTGTGTCTTCATCTTCCTCAAGTTTAGCCCGTGCTTTCTTTTCAGCTTCAATCCGATTTCTTTCATTAAAGAATCTGGCAATATCTTCGTCAGTAGCGTTTTCAGAAAGCGACGGTTCAGAAGTAGTAGCCTGCGCTTTATTTTCAGCTTCAATTTCTTCAGCAGTTTTAATTTTAAAACGCGGACGGTCAGGGTCTAGAAAAAACGACGGTTCAGAAGTAGTGGCAGGTTCAACAGCAGGTTCAGCAGCAGGCTCAACAGCAGGCTCAGCCTGTGCTTTAGCAGCAGCCCTTCTTTCAAAAGTTTGCTTAATAAGGTTAAGTCGTTGTTCAGAGGCGGTTGGCGCAGCGGCTTCAACTTTTTCTTCTGTAACGGTCTCAGGTTCGCCCAAGAACTTACCGGCCTTGAACATACCACGCATGACGCTGCCATCAGCATCGACGAACTCGCCTTCGCCGTGGAATTTATAGTCCTTGAAGCCGCCGTTATAGACAGATCCGTCTGTAAAAGTCAGCGTGCCTACGCCGTTAAGCCTGCCTTTCTTAAAAGTACCTTGAAATACATCGCCAGTAGGTGTGGTATACGCTCCAACACCTTCAAACAATCCGCTTTTGGAGTCAACTTTACCGGTATAAGACGACCCGTCATCGAACGTATACGTTTCAGAAGTTAGTGCAGGACTGAGTGCTGCTTCTCCAACATCAGGTTCTTCAGCAAACACATCAGCAGGTACCAATCCTGCGCCTGTAGGCTCTGTAACACCGGGTTCTGCGGCTCCAACTCCAGATGGAGGCACAACATCGCCTCTTCCAACTGGTTCAGTGATAGTTTGTCCAGCAGCGGTTGTAACATCGGCTCCACTTGGCACCTCCATTTCGGGTACGAACTCACCCGTAGTCAGCATACCAAGGTCAGGAGCCTTGGCCGTCAAAATGTCGTTGAGCAAGGACTTGGTATAGGCAAGTTTGGAGTCTTTATCAATCTCGTAGCCCATGTTGCGGATTAGTTTCCGCGCCGTAAACAGGTTGAACTGGACCTCGCCACTCCCAACCTTGTCCGCATAGTCCTTGGCAGCGGCAAAGGCTTCCGGCGGGATGCCGCCCGGTGCGCTAGGAGGTGCAGCAGTTTCGCCAGCAGGAGGCGGCGGGGGCGGAGGAGGAGCCTCTCCACCATCAGTCTCTTCTTCAGTTGTAGCTTTAGTAGAAGTAACGAAACCCTTAGCCCCACCCATCAGAGGACCGAGGATGGCCGCGCCAATTGCAGCCTGCTTGAACTCTTCCCGTGCATCAGCATCGGTGAGTGACAGGCCAGCCTGCCAGCGTTCAAGAGCCTGCTGAGCAACTTCTTGAGGAATTTCAAAAGCCGCGCCTTTGCCTGCTTCAATCAGCGCAGTGCCGTAACGAGTACTCTTGATTGCGCCACGTTCGGCAGCATCGGTAACAGCCTTGGCCGCAGCCTCAGCAGCCTCGTCACTTGCACCAACAAGGTTTTTAAGAAGCGGAAACGCTTCGAACAGCGGTTTGAAATACTTGAACCCGGCGTAGTCAAGCGCCGTCTGCCCCGCCGACGATATAACGGATCGCGTTAAACTGAATTCTTCAGGGACACGACCTTCGGTAGCAGCACGTTCCTGCTCCTGTGCCTGCCGCAAGATGTTCTGAGTTCCATACTGTGCGGCACTAGTAGCCATACCAGCCTTAACAGCGCGACCCGGTGCTCTGGTTAGTAGCGCAGTGCCAGTCGCTGTGATAGCAGGTGCAACAAGTTGACCGAGCGAGCCGCCAAGAAGTTCCTTGAACGCCTCCCAGTTTTCTCCTTCGCCAAACCCTACCGACTCGTACTTAGACTTAGCAGCGTCAAGCAGTTTGCGACGGTTTTCTTCGTTCGGGTTATCAGCGTAGCGCGTGGCTTCGTCAGCCAAACCGAGAGTCTTGGCAGACTCGAAGAATGCCCCGAAGAAACCGGGACGCTCAGGGGCTTTAGGTTGCGCCGCCTGTTGATACTGCGTCCACGGTCCCGGCTCCATGCCTTGTTGATATTGCGTCCACGGCCCAGCGCCTTGCTCTGGAGCCTGATAGTTTTCCCAAGGCTTAGCCATTTACTGTCCTACGGGTTCCCAGCTATTTTGATCTCCGGGAGGGCCACCTACGTATTTGTACCCACCTTGAATAGTACCAACTTCCGGCGCATTTTCGTACGGATTACGCACATACTGACTCTGCGGAGCATAGTCAGAGATCATGCTCGATTGCCCTCTTGCACGCCGCTCCATCATGCGTTGAGTTTCAGGAGATGCGAATATGTACGCATTTGATGAACGAAGTTTAGCCAGAGCAGCTTCGGCTCTAGCAGCACGGCTCTGATCAGCAGAGTAAGCGGTTGCTGAAGTAGCACGAAGGTTTTCCTGCAACGCAGATCTCGCTTCAATAAGTTCCTGCTGCCTAGCGGCTTTTTCTTGGGGGTCGATACCCGGTTCCTGCGTTCTCTTGTAAAGATCAAGGAGGTAATCCCCCTCGTCTTTTCTGCCAGCCGAGTACATACGCGCAACTTCTATCTGTGTTGCACGATCAAGAGCCTTCTCTCGGGCCGAGTTTTCTATCTCAAGCACTTTCATCTGCTTGGCTTCGTACCGCATAGTCAGGTTGTCAAACCGGTTAATCGTATCTCTACGGCCAGTTTCGATAGCCTGCTCTTGAGCACGGCGCAACTGAATACGCATACCCTCAAGTTCCCGGTTCTCTTTACGAAGATCCTTGAGATCTTTGATCAAGTTACCGTAGTTCTCCTTAATGCTATCGCCAAGGGCGTTCGCGAAGAACGGGCTACGGCTACCGAGCAACGACGCACCGGTCATAATCCAGAAGTTTTTCTCCGCCTGCTTGCGGTCGCCGCCCAGTCGCTTGGCTTCTTCATCAATGAACTTATTCTGGTCGGCAAGCGCCTTACTGTGCGTACCGGTGCCAGTCCTCTCGTAGAACGCTTCCTGCTCAGCTTCCATAGTCTTCAGATCCGGCGCAGAGCCGATATCAAATATAGACTTGGGAGCAGAAGGTGCCGCAGGCGGTCGCGTACCAGCAGCGGGAGGTCTAGCACTAGTAGCCGCAGGAGGCTTAGCAGCCGTAGCAGCCGCAGGAGGCTTAGCAGCCGTAGCAGCCGGGGCCGCAGGAGCCGCAGGAGCCGCAGGAGCTTCAGTGCCATACCCCATATTGCGGCGGTAATTAGCTTCGAACGCCATGGCTTCCGGAGAATCTGCGCCAAACTTTTTAACTATATCTCTGTACTGATTGGCGTTCCTCATCTCGTCTTCGCTAAGAGTTAACTCAGCTTCTTGCTTAGACTCTCTCGGCACCACGACTTCGGTAGTGCGCCTTTTGGCTTTTTCAATTGGAGTTTCATACAGCAGGCTAGTCGGCAAAGCGCCTTCAAGCGTGCCCATAAACGTAGCCAAACCGGTCTTGAATTTGCTTTTCGGGTCAACGTCCATACCCAACTGAGCAAGACGAGACGTAGCCTGAATACTTTCAGGATCGGACTTGGACGCGTCGTAAGCAGCGAGTCCAGCGGCAAGCGGAGCGCCTATTTTTGCAACCTTGGTAGCATAACCACCAAGACGCCCCGGACCACCTTCTCTAATGTACTTAGAGAACGTAGGCATATTTCTATCAGCCCACTGAAGGATACGGGCCTGTTCAGCCGGTGGAGCCTTATTAAATGATTCCTCCAGAGCATCCCACGTAGCCGCACCCATCGAAGTGCCGCCTTCCTGAAACGCCACGATGCCACCACCAGCGAACCCACGGGCCATAGCCGGGTTCGGTACAGCCGCCACGCCAGCGGCGGGAGCCATCGGAGCCTGCGGCATTCTTGGTGCCTGCTGTTGAGCAAGCATCGCATCATACTGCTGGGCTACGGTCGGCGGGGCAGCGGGGGGCTGCTGAGCCATCTGTTGCTGAGTCTTAGCAACATTTTCAATACGAAGCTTCTTGGCAATTAACCCTGCAAGTTGAGGTTCGCCACGCGAGACAAGAAACGGGACGATGTTTGCGTCGTTTACCTTGTCCTTCTGCTCAACAAAGTTCTGATAAGCAGATACCGTGGGAGAGATTGCACTCAACCCCGCCAACATGTTCGGGTTATTAGCCATCGTTAACCCCTCTGAGCGCCGTAGTACATCGCACCCAGACCCGCCACCGTATTAAGCGGGTTAGGCGCAGCCTGATAAATCTGCTGAGAAGCAGCCGTAGCCGGTACACCACGAATGATGTCGGAAATGAAGCCCAATTGCGAGTACGGGTACCTCTGACGAGCGATGTAATCCTGATACTGCTGTTCCAGACGCTGCTGTTCCAAGCCCTGAAGTTGCGCCCCAGCCTGCTGCTGAGCCTGCGCTGCCATCTGCTGCTGGTTGAACTGAGTCTGGCCCAACTGACCAAGCGTACCCGCCGCAGCCAACTGCTGCTGAAGGCCCTGAAGCCCAAGCCCCGCGCCGAACTGGCGGGACTGCTCCATCATCTGCTGTGCAGCCTGATTCTGAGCAAGAGCCTGCTGCTGGGCCTGCAACTGCGCGGCCTGATTAAGTTGCTGCGACTGAAGGCCAGTCTGGGCACCCAACTGCTGAACACCAAGCAGGGCTGCAAGATTCTGCTGCCCAGTGGTAAGCCCAGCCTGCTGGTTGGCAAGTGCGGCCTGAAGTCCGGTCTGGGCACCCAACTGCTGCACACCCAGTTGAGCAGCGAGGTTCTGTTGTGCCGCCTGCTGCGCTGCTTGCTGATTAGCAAGAGCCGCCTGAAGTCCGGTCTGTGCGCCAAGCTGCTGCACACCCAGTTGAGCAGCAAGATTTTGCTGGCCGGTGGTGAGTCCTGCCTGCTGGTTAGCAAGCGCGGCTTGCATAGCCGCCGCACGATCCGCACCAAACTGCTGCGCTGCCTGCTGGAAAGCCTGCTGCCGACCGGTAGCCTCGATGCCACCCAACTGCTGCTGAAGATTACGTTGTGCTTCAGACTGGAGCAGCGCCTCACGAGTACCGCCACGGGCACCTGCACGGATGCCTGCCGCCTGCAATCCCGGCATCTGGCGAGCAAAGTCCTGAACAGCCGCCTTCTTTTGCTGCTCAACAACGCCGGTCATGTACGGAGACATGTAGTCCTGCATCGCCTGAGTGCCGAAGCGTTCCGCGCCTACCTGCTGTGCCGGTCCCATCTGATATGTTTGCAGGTTCGAACCGGAAACGCGCTCAGGTCCAGCCATCTGGAAAGCCTGCAGATTAGGCCCACCAACTTGCTGCGGAGCAGCCATCTGATACTGCTGTAAGGACGGAGCCTGCGTGCCCATATACGACACGCCAACCGGCTGGTACTGCATCGGCTGATACGAGAGGCCCAACTGTCCTGCCTGCTGCCCGACGAGTCCTGCAAGACCCGAAGCCTGCGCGATCTGCGGAGTGGGACCAAGAGCCTGCGTGCCCATCATGGCCTGCTGCTGGAGCGGGTTAAGCCCAGCAAGGCGCTGCCCTTCATACGGCTGATAAGGCTGACCGTAAGTTAGAGCCTCTGCTTCACCCAGCAGTCGGGTGGCATAAGGTTTGGCCCAATCCGGAATATTGGACTGGGTAACTGTTTGTTGAGTAGGTGCTGAACTACCGCCGCCACCGCCACACATAGTTAAACTCCTGCGGCAAACAAGCCGCCAACGACTTTCATGCCCATACGCTGCATGATGTCAAATTTTGATTCAGTGTCCTCTGCATTGAACACGCCAACAATCAGGGGCATCCCAGAGTCCTCAGCGAATTCCTTGGCGCGGTCAAGCAACATCTTCCCGACACCTGAATTACGATGTTCGGGTAATACATAAAACCAGCCATCAGTCAGATACTTCGCGTCTGAGTACCACGGTGAAGTCAGATTGAGTCCGATAGACCCGACGAATACTCCGTCGTCATCTTCAACGGCCCACGCTCCACAGTTTACGTTCTCTACAAGCCACGCATAGCCCTTAGCAAAATTGAACTCTTTGGCGCTAAGCTTGCCCATGCTGTGCTCGGGAATGAAATGATTGATAAGGAGGTCAAGCAACCTCTTCATATCAGTTTCATTGTTCTCAAGCATCACGATTTTCATCGCGGCATCATTCCGTCAACGTTGACCTGCGGGGCTTGATGAGCACGCCCGGTACGAGCCTTACGAACCCGAGCCATCATGTCATACAACTTCTTGGAGCCAGCATCGGTAGAACCGTTGCCAAGATGGGATACAACGTCAGCCGGGATGACGAACTCACCGTCAGTCAACCGAGCCTCCTGATTTCCGTCGATATTGGCCTTGATGCTGTCAGACATACCATCGCCCTTACCAGACACCAACTTGCCAGCCACCGGGCGCTGTTTACGCTTGCGTCTACGCTTGGCTACGCCACCCTTGGCAAATCCAAAGTTGTATTCGCTGCCAAAATCATCGTAGTTCTGTTCAAACCCGCCAAGGCCGTAGTCCATCGGATTTTGTCTGAATTCAGGTATGAACTGACTATCGCTACGCATAGGATAGTAGTCAGCGTACTCAAGCGGCTCGCTTGCCTGCGGTGTAGGAATGTACTCACGTTCGGCTGGAGAGTAAGTAAGTTCAGGCTCACGCTCAGGCTCACTGAACGGAGTCATGGCAGGCGGCTGATAAACGGGAGCAGGAGGCTGATAGATGGGAGCAGGCGGCTGATAGACGGGAGCAGGAGGCTGATAGACGGGTTCCTGATAAACAGAAACATCTTCCTGCGGCGTCGGAATGTACTCACGCTCAGGCTCACTGAACGGAGTCATGGCAGGCGGCTGATAGACGGGAGCAGGCGGCTGATAGATGGGTTCTTGATAAACAGGAACATCTTCTTGCGTGCGTGGGATGTACTCACGCTCAGGCTCACTAAACGGAGTCATGGCAGGCGGCTGATAAAACTCCATACTGTTGTACGGAGTCGGCTGAACGTATTCACGCGGCTCGGAAGGCGGCGTATAAGCTGGTTCCGGTGGAGAATAGTTACCCGCATACGGACTCAAACTTGAAAAGTCTATGCCGCTAAAATCACCGTAGCTCGGCTCCGGGGCCATGGGCGGAGGCTGCATCATCGGAGGCGGTTGAGCGGCGCGTGCAGCGTCTTCTGCTGCAACTTCATCCGCAGTCATACGGAAAAGCGGCCTGCTGTACGAACCAGAGGACCCTCGCTGACCTACTTGATCAAACATCGACGGGTCAAAATTAATGCCCATCATTCCACCAAGCCCACCAAGCCCACCAAGCCCACTCAGTATGTCAGCGTATGCGCCAAGCTCCCTAGTAGTAGGTCTGCTAGGAGTAGTCGGCGTAGTAACTGGTTTAGGAGGCGCAACCGGTTTTGCTTCAGGAATAAACGACCGGTTCAAGTTCTGCATATATGCACTGAGTTGCTCAGCGCCAGAACCGCTATAAGGCAGGTTAGATGCACTGCCATACAGAGGGTCTACCTGCCTTGGAGGAGGAAGCATCACGGCACCGGGCGGGGGTTCAGGAAAAGGACTACGGATATCGGTTCGCGAAATGCCGCCTACAGGAGCAAACTCTTCTTCTCTGGCTGCACGAAACATGGCTTCGCCACCTGCTCCATATTTCGCAACGCTGCCGCCAGAGGCCATGCCCGGATATTTCTTAGTGTAGTAACCCGGCAAAAACCCTTGGTACGGATCGTACCCACCAGAAATGTAGTATGAAGGGTCTTCTTCATTAGGCGGCTTATAGTCCGGCGTCATAAGGCTAGAGGCGGTCGTGCCAAGACCGGCAACGCCAGCGGCACCCAATTTAGACCCTACAGCACCTAGCGTAGCACCCGGAGCAGCCTTAAGCGCCGCCCTACCAGAACTTAAGTTAGCCCCA